GCGAGGACGCCGAATCAGAAGTTCAAAGACGTAATTTAATCGAATGGTATAAATCCGTCGCGTACACGCGACTTCAACCAGGAGGAAAGATTATTTTAATCCAGACCCGTTGGCACCAGGACGATCTCGCAGGTTATATCTTAAACGAGAGTGGAGAAGACTGGAAGATACTCGACCTTCCGGCGATTGACGCGAGTGGTAACGCCCTATGGGCCGAGGCTTATGGGATAAAGGAATTAGACAAAATTAAGACAACAGTGGGTAGTCGTATATGGAACGCCTTATATCAACAGAAACCAACAGAAGAAGAAGGAGCGATCCTTAAACGGGACTGGTGGAAAATCTATGCGGAAAAAGAATTACCGATTTGTTCTTATATCGTTCAATCTTATGATACAGCTTTTTCGACAAAAGCTTCTGCGGATTACACTGCGTGTACGACGTGGGGAGTGTTCAACGTCTATGACGATAATGGGATTCCATCCGCAGCATGTTTAATGCTAGATGCTTGGAAAGAAAGACTGGAATATCCCGATCTAAGAAAGCGTGCGCGTGATAGTTATTTTAATTATAAGCCTGATGAAATTTTAATCGAGAAAAGAGCTTCTGGACAATCATTGATCCAAGACCTACGACGTGCGGGTCTTCCCGTCGTCGAGTTTAGTCCAGAAAAAGATAAGGTCTCACGTTGTCACAGTGTAGCCCCTATGTTCGAGGCTGGATTGATTCATATATTGGACGACGACTTTAAAAGCTCGGTTCTAGAGGAATGTGCGCACTTTCCTTATGGGAAGTTTGATGATATAGTTGACACAGTTGTACAAGCTTTAATGAGGATCAGGGAAGGGTTTTTAATAACACATCCAGATGATCCCGATGATATGATAGATAGAAATGCCAGAAGATATAAAGAAACAGAAAAGCACTATTACTCTTAAATACGTTAATAAAGAGAAAATCCGTGCGGATCAAAAAAGAAAAGCTAACGAGTTTTTAAGGGATGATCTATTAAAAAATACTATGAGGCTTACAGATAAGGTGGATATAAAGGGATACGCACTATGCGTATGGGACGAAAAGGGAGCCCCATGCTTAGCTTTAAACACTAGACATCCCGAAAATATTATTTCAGAATTCCTCATTCCAAGCTTTCTTTCTTCTACGTTTCAAGGTATAATTAATAACAAAATAGCAACATCGGAGGTATACAAAGATGACGATTAAAAATAATCCTTTCGCAAAGGTGGGAGCATCACCTAAGCTAGGAGCAAAAACATACAGTGTTGAGCAAGTAAAGGCAGCGAATAGAAGATTTTATGAAAAGTTTCCTGAAGCAGTTCAACCTGCAGCAATGATTAAAAAAGCAATATTAGATCCAGGAGACGAGGTTGTGAAGCAAGCTTCGCGTGAATCAACAGAGTATCCTTTTCTTCCTAAATTTAAATATACAGTGGGAGGACTATAATGCCTAAAGTAAAAAAACCACACAGTCTACCTGATCCAAATCTACCTACAGAGTGGTTTGAAACGGACGATATGTCTCACGAGGAGTGGCATGATATTCAACAATCAGTGGGTGCGTTAAGCCCACAGGTGAAAATTAAGGCTAAGAAAAAAGGTAATAAATACGCTTCTGCTAATCGACATTTAATTAATAAATTAAAAGGTTAATAACTAAGGAAGGAGGAAAATATGGCTAGTAAATTTAAAAAGAAAGAAACAACTAAAGAAAAGATAAAAAAATATACTAAGAAGCAAGTAGAAAAGGGCGCTAAAGATTTATATCCTATATCGGACGCTGATGTTAAAAAATTAAAAGATGCAGCAAAAGGTAATACAGAAATAAATAATATGGCCCTTATTAAAGCTCTTAAAAAGAGATTTGATAAAAGTTAAGAAGTAATTAAAGAAAAAAGTAAAATATAGCTATGGCTGAAAAGAAAAAAATAAATTTTAAAGAGGTCTTTGAGCACATGAAACTTAAGAAACATGTGGATTTTGTCAAAGACCTCTTTGCCCCCGCAGAGAAAGAAGGATTCACGCATACAAATAAAGCTGAAACAGAATTTAATACCGACGAGTTACTAAAAGAAAAAGATTACTACCCACCACAACCTTAAGGAGGATATTATGGGATTCGGAATTTCATCGTTTACAAAACCTTTCACAAGCGCAGTAAAAAGTGTTGCGAAAGGAGTTACAGGAGCTGCTAAAAGCTTATTGTCAGCACCTACTACATCGTATCAGACACTATCGGGAGTCGATCAAGCGAAGCAAGAAGGATTTACACATACGAATCCTGCCCGAATAACAATGACAGAAGAAGAGGAGCTTCCTTTACTAGGAAGTGCCGATAAACCAAAACAAGCATAATTATGGGAATATATTATAGCGAACTTAAAAAAGTACCAGGAAAAACTATTCGAGACAAATTAAAAAAGGTAGGTGTTAAAAATATTCCAATTAATATTACTTGGGAAAAAGCAATTAAATTATTTAAGAAAAAAGTAAGACATTAGATGACCAAGCCTAGTTATGGCTATAAGCACTTAAAGAAGGTACATAAGAAGCGTAAGGGACGACATGTTAAACGCCCTAATAAGAGAAGTAAAAGAAAACCAAGCAGAGGACAAGGAAGATGATTAAAAAAACAATACTTAAGTTCATAGAATTTATCTCACGGCCATTCGCCAAGAAATGTCAGTGTAAATGCAATAAAACCTAATTTTTTGTTTCCAAATCCTCCAAAAACAAGTTAATATGGCTTATACAGAGGAAATATGTCTACAAATAAGAAAAAATGGATTCAAACTAAGACTTTCAAAAAAATGGGTAAAAAAAGGAGTGCTGCATAATGGCAGAACTCGAAGTAGATTTAAAAGAAAAACCTTTATCTTATAAAGACGATAAAGGTAAAGAAATAAAAGTAGATGTTCCCGGGAGTGAAGAAGAATATCAAACTCCTTTAGAGAGGGACTTTTATGAAAATCTAGCTGAAAGTTTAGGTAAACCAGTTATAGGTAAATTAGCTAATGATTTAATTAAAGCTTATGAAGATGATAAGTCCTCTAGAAAAAATTGGGAGGATCAATACTCTAAGGGATTAAAGATGCTTGGAGTAATCGTCGAGGATAGAAGTGATCCTTTTCCAGGTGCTTCGGGTGTTCATCATCCTTTACTTGCAGAAGCAGCAACTCAATTTCAAGCTAGAGCTATCTCTGAATTATTTCCAGCTCAAGGTCCAGTAAAAACTCAAATTATTGGAAAAACCACAGATAAAAAAATCAATCAAGCACAGCGAGTTCAGGACTTTATGAATTATCAAGTTACTACCCAGATTCCAGATTATTTTAATGAACTGGATCAAATGTTATTTTATCTTTCTTTGGCAGGAAGCGCATTTAAAAAAGTATATTTTGATAATACCCTAGATAGAATTTGTACAACGTTCGTGCCAGCAGAGGAATTAGTAATCTCTAATGATAATACTGATTTAATTTCAGCAGAGAGATATACCCAAGTAATGAAACAATCTGTTAATGAAATTAAAAAGTATATGGTCTCGGGATATTATCGTCAAGTTCCTATTACGAAAGAACAAGGATACAATCTTAATACACAAGATTCAGTTCAAAAAACACTACAACGTTTAGAAGGAATGAGTCCGTCAATGGCTGATAATCTTCATACAGTTTTAGAGATTCACGCTGACTATGATTTAGGAGAAGATAAAAGCGATCTAGCTCTTCCTTATATTGTAACGATAGACTATGAAACTCGACAAGTTTTATCAGTAAGAAGAAACTGGCAAGAGTTTGATCTACTGATGAAGAAAAGAAATTATTTCGTCCATTATAAATATCTTCCAGGCTTAGGTTTCTATGGCTTTGGACTAATTCATATGATCGGCGGATTACAACACGCGAGTACGGGAGCATTAAGAGCTTTATTGGATTCTGCTGCATTCTCAAATTTAAATGGAGGATTTCGTGCTAAAGGAGCACGGATCGAAGGTGGAGATATTACAGTTTCTCCAGGAGAATGGGTAGAAGTCGAAGCTTATGGAGATGATCTAAGAAAAAGCTTTGTCCCTCTTCCATTCAAAGAACCGAGTCAAACGCTCCTTCAACTTCTAGGACTAATGTCAGAAGCTGGTAGACGTTTTGCTTCCATCGCCGATGCGATGGTAGGTGACTCTGCTGCATCAGGTCCAGTTGGAACAACGATTGCTTTAATCGAACAAGGATCGAAAGTCTTTAGTGCAATACATAAAAGAATTCATCAAGCACAAGGAAGAGAGTTTCAATTAATCTATAAACTGAATGGAGAATATTTAGATGCTGAATATCCCTATGATGTTATAGGGGAAAAGAAAGTTATAAGACGAAAAGATTTTGATCAGAATATTAATGTAGTTCCTGTATCAGATCCTAATATTTTTTCTCAAGCTCAAAGAATAGCTTTAGCTCAAACAGGTCTACAACTCGCACAATCTGCACCTCAACTTATTAATGTTAAAGAAGCATATAGAAGATTTTTACAATCATTAAATGTACCCGATTATGAGAACTTATTACTCGAAGACGAACTTACACCTAGACGTGATCCAGTATCAGAGAATATGGCTGTTTTAAATGGAGAAGCAATTAAAGCTTTTGAAGATCAAGATCAAGCTGCCCATATTGCAGTTCATGAACAATTTATGGCAGATCCTCGATATGCTGGAAGTAAAGCAGCTCGTGAGATGCTCTATCCTCCAATGCTGGCTCATCTTGGTCAACATATGGCATACTTATATCAACAACAGATGCAATCAGCATCGCCTCAGACTCCAACATCCTCAGGAGAGTTTAATAAAGAGCTTGAAGGTGAAACACCTAAAGAGCTTCCTATAAAAGAAGAAAATGCAATCGCAACTGCAGCAGCACAAGCAGCACGACAACTCGCTGGTTCAATGCCGGTTCCAGTCGAACAACAAAAACAAGATGTCGAGGCACAAGCTAAAATGGAAGGACTCGCGTTAAAGAAAAAAGATTTAGAAATCAGGGAACAAAGATTCAGATCAGGAGAAAAGAAAGACGAACATGTTCAACGAAGATTGGATGCTGAAGCAAAAGCTAAAATTATTGAAACTGCATCACGGGTTGCAAGGAGTGATAAAAAGAAATGAGTATAAAGGGAGAAGATATTAGACAAGCTAAAAAATTTCTAGAAAATAAAAAAATGTCTATTAAAGTTATTAAGCCTAAATTATTCGCACTGGCTTCGAAACAAGTTAATAAATCTTTTGATGATACACTAAAAGAGATTGCAAGGAAATATGGAGAAGCTACTTCAAGCAATCAAAAATAATATTAAATCTCATAAACAAGAATTAGGTAATAATCTTTTGAATAAAGGTGTAGAGGATCTATCTGAGTTTAAAAGAATATATGGTTATAATCAGGGATTAAATAAATCTCTTGAGATCATAAATGATCTTGTAGTAAAATATAGAAAAGGAGAAGTAGATGATGAATAAAATGGAAACATGGGCGACTGACGATACTATTCCCACACCTAAGAAATTACCTCAGCCCGTAGGTTATCGCATACTTATTCGACCCGTACCAGTAGTAGAAAAGACAAAGGGAGGAATCATATTAACTGATAAAAGTAGAGAAGATCAATCATATTTAAACAGTATAGGTCAAGTAATCGTGATGGGACCAGAGTGTTACTCTGATAGAAAAAAGCCCTGGTGTAAAGTAGGGGACTGGATTCTTTATGGACGATACGCAGGTGCAAAAATCTCTGTACAAAATGTTAAAATGGTGTTAATAAATGATGATGAGGTATTAGGTACACTGGAAAACCCAGATATAATATCTCGTAATATATAGTAAACATAAATTAATTTATGTAAACATAGGAGAAACTATGCCAGAAGAAAAGAAAAAAGAAATCGAGGTTAATCTCGATGAGAAAGATGTTAAGGAAGTAGAAGTAGAAAAAAATCCTTTAGAGAAGCTTCAAGAAGAAATGGAAGCTCCAGCTAAGGATGATGCACAACAAGAGACCTACGAACGTTCACCTAAAATAGAACCACCAAAAGAAGAAGTAAAAAAAGATATTCCACAGTATTCTTCTGATTTACCTTACTCAGAAAAAGTTAGAAAGCGTATCGCCAAAGAAGTGGGAAAGCGTTCTGATGCTGAAAAAAAAGCATTAGAGTGGGAAGAAAGATATAAAAATCTGGAAAGTAAAACTAGAACAAGCTTAAAGACTGGTTTTAAAAATAATTACGAAAATGTTTCTAAACAAATGAAATCAGCTATCGACGAAGGTAATACTGAAGAACAAGTAAAACTAATGGAAAAAATGGCTGATATTCGTAGTGAAATACGACAACTAGATGATGATGAAGCTGTAAAAGAGAAACCTTCTAAAGAAGAATCAGAGAAAAAACCTCTTCCTCCACTAGCTAGGGACTGGGTTCAAAAAAATGGATTCTGGTTTAATAAACCAGGTCATTCTAGAGCAACTTCATTAGTTTATGGAATCGATGGAGAATTAACAGAAGAAGGATGGGACGTTAATGATCCAGGATACTACGACGAAATGGATAAACGGCTTAAAGAAACACTGCCTAGTTTCTTTGATAAAAAAGCTGTACCAGAAGACGAAAATAAGGTACAATCAAAAACAGCTAGAGTGCAATCTCCCGTTGCTGCAGTTTCCAGAGGAAAATCTGGAAAGAGTAACAGAGTTAAGCTCACTCAAGAGGATTTAAATACCGCAAAGAGTTTTGGTATTAATATAAATGATGAGACGGCACTGAAACGTTTTGCTAAGGAAGTAAAAGACCTTAGTGATACAGGTCAACAATAAAGGAGCCTGCTATTATGGATAATAATAAAATAAAAAACGAAACACGTGAAGAGCAATCTACTCGTGAAAATCAGTGGCGTCCTACTGACTTATTGGAAGCACCTCAACCGAGAGAAGGTTACGTTCAACGTTGGATTGCAACCAGTGTTTTAGGTCAAGAGACACCAACAAATGTTGCTAGACGTATGAGAGAGGGATGGAAACCTCGTGACCCTAAGACGGTCAAGGAACAAAACTTTCCTACGATGGAACATGGCAAATTTGCTGGATATATAGGAGTAGAAGGAATGCTTCTTTGTGAAATGCCTGTTGAGATGAAGAAACAACGCGATGAATATTATCACGGGAGAACAAAAAATCTTGAAAGGTCAGTCGCTCAAGACTTGCACAAAGTTGAAAAACCTGGAAATCCTATCGAAAAGACCTACAAAACAGAAGTCACTAGAGGCGGTTTTAAAGAGTAACAAAATAATCAAGGAGGATTATTATGGCTAACTTAGACGCGCCTCAAGGGTTTACACCCATGAGACATATGTCAGGTGGTGTGATCCGTGCTAATGCATACGAGATCGCTAATGGCTCTGGAACTTCTATCTTCACAGGAGATGCAGTTCAGTTATTAACCAATGGGACTATTACCCTTATGGCTAATGACACTAAGCCGATTGGCGTATTTGCGGGATGCGAATACACAGATCAGTCTACTGGGGATGTAAAATTCCTCAAAGTATGGACTGCCAGTACCACTGTTAAGACCAATTCATCGGTCAAGGCATGGGTATATGATGATCCAGACATAACATTCAAAGTTCAATGCGACGGAACGTTTGCTAACACAGACGTAGGCTTGAATTCGAATGTAACATTAACAGCTGGGAATACTGACTTTGGATATTCAAAACAGGAAATAACAGTGAGCACATTTGCTGTCACTGCTACACTTCCTATAAGAATATTACGATTGATCGATGAACCAGGCAATGCAGTGGGAGCCGCAGCTAGTGTGGA